AACAAAGTCATCAGCGTCAGCGTCAGGTGTAAAGCCTACAGTGCCGTATGCAGAGGCAGTGAATGTGTCGTCACCAACAGTTTCAGATTCAGTAACACGCCAGTGGGCCACTGTAACGCCCCCTGTCGATAATTCTCTTTCAAGATTTGCGATAGTCCATGTAGCCATTGTTAGTCTCCAAATACTGCGTCACAGATTGAACGCACGTTAGCGGGTTCAGATGAGTAGTCGTCACCTGATTGAATTACATGACGGTGATACGACTGTGAAATCACAGCGCCGTCTTCGAGTACTTTAGTAACAGTCCGTACTTGAACAGAGGTTTCGTCGGCACCGTTTTCATTTGGGTTCGTTATTACTTCTATTTTGTCTGCTGTTACGCTTTTAGTTAATGCCATTGTTTTTCTCCTTTAGTCCGTCTCAAGAGTCCACTTGAGATAATTAGGCTGTCATATAAGTTAAAGATAAATGAATTTCTATGCTTGATGAATTAAGTTGATTGTAAGCATAGTACTCTGAACTTCCGTTGCTATTTAAATAAACTCCTTCCAACGCTGACCCGTCAGTTCTAAATGTTAAAGTATGACTATTAGAGCCTAAGTTTTGACAATCTCCGCCTACTATCGCTACAGACCGTTGGTTATTGTCATCAGTATTTGTGGCTGTAAAAGGAAGACCAGAAAACCCAAAGGTTTGAGCGGCTAATGAAATTGAAGAAGCAGTTAGCTTTAAGTTGATATAAACTAAATTTCCTACTTTTCTATAAATGCCAAATTGACGAGAATAAGTTGGGGTTCCTGCATTTGTTAAAGCGGGAGTAAACGTCCCTTCTTCGTAGTCGTCTAGCTTATTGGCTGAACCTGTGCCGCCTAGGTACGCACCGCCTGACAGGTAAAGGTCTTTCCAGCGGACTGAAGCACTACCAAGGTCTTGAGCATTGTCTGCGTCACCGCCAGTAGAGTAACCAGCCTTAACAACACCACCATCTACAATAAGCGACCTAGCGCCGTCGGTTAGATAAATGTTGCCAGAGTTAGTACCAATATTACCGATTGGGACGCCGTCTTTGGTGAAGAATACAATAGCGCCATCACTTGTTTTTCTGTTAAAAGACGCCGCATTTGTTCCGTCAGCAGTAGCCCACAATGTGCCGCCAGCGCGTGCCTCTATTCCTGCTGTGTTAAAAGATGAAACAGTTTTCCCAACCAACAAGTTGCCAGAATAATCTAGCCTCATCCTTTCCTGCTGGCCTGCACCATTGTTTACAGCAAAAGTAAGTTCGCCTCTGTTTACTTGACCTGCGCCAATTAAACTTCTAATAGAAGCAATGTCATAGGTGCTATTTGTGTTGTAGAACTGGATACGGGTAGCTTCAGCGCCACTTGCGACATTAGCACCACGTCCTAGCAAAAGTTGCCCGCTTGAGTCGATACGCATGCGTTCTGAGCCAGCAGTAGAAAGACTGGTAATTCCAGCACTGCCAAGAACAAGGTTGCCACCCATGCGAATTTGGGTATTTGCAGACGGGCCTTGTATCGTACTTTCGTCAGTTGGAAGGTGAATAGCTGGTTGAGCAGAGTTGCTCTGAGGAATAACTAATCTTCCAGTAGATGGGTTACTGCTGTTAATACCGACGTTGCCGCTTGCATCTAGCGTCATAACCGTGCTTGTTGCATTGGTAAAATTTAATGGCCCTTGACCGCCGTTTGCCCATGAATAATTAATAGTTGTACCAGCGGCGTTAGTAGCACCGTTAGTACTAATACTAAAGATGGCTTTGTTACTGTAAAGGTATAGTTGCTCTGTATCAGTAGAAGACAGGTTACCAATTTGAAGGCCGTTAGCCGCAACAGTAGTGGCGTTGATTCCGACGTTGCCGCTCGAGTCAATACGCATGCGTTCTAAACCGCCTGTAAAAATGCGGGCAGTGTTTGCAGGAGAAAAAGCTAATTTAGTATTTTGGTCACCTAATGCTGTAATTTTATCTAATTCTAGCGCCTCCGCAGACGCATCCCAGAACAACTTCGCAGTCGTGCCAGTGTCTTCGTAGAAACTTATGTCTCCTGTGCCATCTATTCTCATGCGGTCTTTAAGATCCACATTTGCAACAGACGTTTGGAAAATCATGTTAGGAATTGGAAGGGTATTTGTTCCAGAACTTTCTGAGTAAATTCTAGCCATTACCGCTGGGCCGTTTCCTGACGTGTCTTCGGTGTACCAATCAATACCGCCTAAGTCTTCACCTCCAGACCAAGTGACTGCTGGGCTGTCTAGCCTAAGAATAGGAACAGAATCAGAAATGCTGACATCACCACTTACAGTCAAACCATCAGCCGTCACAGTACCCGTTACGTCGATGCCTGCAGAGGTTGTTTCTAGTTTAACTGCGTTGTCGTAATATAAGTTAACGCCAGAGTTGATATTAAATAGAGCTAGTGTTTCAGAGTTGGCGAGATTCTTAAGCGTAATGTTTCCACCATTTGTGCCTATCTCTAAATTTCCAGTCCCTTCCTCTTTGATGTAGCTGTTTGACCCGTCGTGATAGACGCTCAGGTCGTTACCAGCACCGAAGACTGCCTTGTCATTGTCACCAAAGTTAATGTCAGCAGAGGTAGTCATACCGTCTGTGGTAATAACACCTGTGACATCTATGCCTGTAGAGGTGGTGGCTAGTTTTTGACTACCATTAAAAAATAATCTGACATCAGAGCCATCATTAAAAGTGGCTAAATTTGCAGTATTACCGGCGTTGTTTATAACAACATTTGTACCTAACAACTTTAAATTACCTGTACCGCCGTCATAAATGACACTATCAGACCCATCATGGTAAATTTGTAGGTCAGAGCCAGCACCGAAGATAGCCTTGTCGTTGTCACCGAAGGCAACATCTGTACCGCCAGTAGTGTTACCGTTAGCAAGAACCTCAGCCAGTGTGTCTGCCGTAGCAACCTGAGAATCGACATACGCCTTGATCGACTGTTGAGTAGCCAACGCAGTAGCACTGTTGCTAGACATATCGTCTTGGTCAAGAATGTCTGTAACGCTAACAGCGCCTGTGCCAGACAGACCGTCAAACTCTACGGTTCCATTGACAGTAACGCCTGCAAAGGTAGGACTATCGGTAGTGGCCACGCCTTGGTTCAAAGCTTTGACTGAAGCTTCGCTAGTTAACTCTGAGTCCATCAAAGCACCAGCGGCTGTAACGTTAGTCGTGTCAGTAACGTCTGCTGAGGCTTCGATACCGTCTAGCTTTGAGTGATCTGCATCAGTAAATACATTAGAGTCCGTAGCGGCTTCTACTGCGGCTCTAATTTCAGCATTAGTTTGGTCACCTGTAGCGCCTGCTTCTATACCGTCTAACTTACTATGGTCAGCATCAGTAAAGACGTTAGAGTCAGTAGCGGACTCAACCAATGTACGAATCTCTGCGGCTGTTTGGTCAGCAGTAGCACCGGACTCAATGCCGTCTAGCTTAGTGCCGTCAGTAGCTACATCACGTCCGTCTACCGTACCGCCTACAGTAATGTTACCTGTAGCAGAGACAGTAGTAGCAGAGACAGCGGCAGGAGTAGTACCACCAATGACAGTACCGTCAATAGTACCACCGTCGATGTCAGGAGTGTTTACGTCAGGAGACGTGAGAGTCTTATTGGTCAGCGTCTGAGTGCCAGTCAGTGTGGCAACGGTAGAGTCAATAGCAAAGGTAACAGCATTACCTGAGCCAGACGTATCAATACCTGTTCCGCCTGTGAAGGTCAGTGTCTCAGAGTCCAAGTCAATACTAAGCGCACCACCAGAGTCAGCTTGGAAGTCTAGGTCTTGTGCAGTGACTTGTGAGTCAACGTACGCTTTTACGGACTGCTGTGTAGGAACCAGAGTTGCACTGTCGGACGACATATCGTCTTCGTCAACGAATGCAGTAACACCAATGGTTCCGTCAGAAATAGTTTCAAAGGTCAGGGTTCCGGTAAACGTAGGCCCTGCTGTGTCAGCTTTGGTTGCAATAGCTGTAGAGATTGCATCGAACTCTGTTTCAAATTCAGCGCCACGGATAATTTTTCCTGAGTCGCCCGTAGGTAACGAGTCCTTAGCTTCAAAGTCTGTGGTCTTAGAGTAGTTCGACATCTGAGGTTCCTATTGCAGAAAATATACGAAAAGAAGAAAAGCCCCCCGAAGGGGGCCAGGTATCATTACTCAGCGATTGCGAGTACGAAACCAGCTTCAGGACGGTATACCTGAACACCGTACAGGCAGTCAGCCGTATACAGAGTTGAGAGGTATTCCTGCTTGTACTGAGTCTGCGAACGTACAGCTTGCTGTTCTGCCATGACGATAGCGTCAGAGTGGAACAGAAGTGCCGCACGAGTATCGACAGAAGAAGCTGTGTTATCAGCCGCCGCTTCGATAGTTCGGCAGTTAGCAGAAACGTAGATGTCTACGCCGTACAAGTTACCGATAAGGCCAGAGTTAACTGCTTGGCCGGTTACGAAGTCAGAAGACACGTATCGGTCAATGCCCATGATGGTGTTGCGAACCGAAGGAGGAATAACAAGCGAACGTCCGTCCATAGGTACGTTGTTGTCATCAAGCTTCTGGATCATGTCACGGAAGAAAGCATCAGTGAACACGTCAGCCGCTACCATAGTGTCGTCGGTGTACTGAGTAGTAGTACCGGCATCATTAAAGAAGCAACCAGTGTGCTGATAGTCAGTAGCCGCTGGGCTAAAGACAACAGTGCCACCATCACCAAAACCAGTACCCGCCGCGTGAAGGTCATTGTCAACCTGCACTGAAAGCGCGTAACCCGCATCTTCAGTGTAGAACTGACGGAGGCTAGAAAGAGCCTGAACTTCTACGATGTCTTCGATAAGACGTGAGTACTCGAAGTGACGATCGATATCGACAGTCAATTCGCTTTCGGTGTTTGCGATGATAGTAACCGCAGTGTCAGCCGCTTTCGCATTCGCATCACCACGAGTAGGCTTAGGAATGTGAAGCTTGTCGCCTTTCTTGCCTGACATAGCCAGCTTTTTAACAAGCGGAGCCATCTTCAGGTTCTTTTGGTAAGCGGCAATAATCTCGTCACTCCAGATTTCTGGAATAAACGTAGCCGCCTCTGTCTTCGCGGTATTACCAGCCGCGCCTGGGTAAGTTGCAGTAGCCATGTCAATCTCCTTTCAGATTATTTGACTCGACCCTCTGCGTATGCCTGAAATATTTCATTTGACAGGGCTTGGTAACGCTCGGGGTCTGTTTTCATTAGTTTAATGATGTCGGCCCTGCGATACTGTTTCTTTGCGGTTGACTCTGCACTGCCTCGAGCTTTACCTGTATTAGCCGCCCGTAGTTGTTGCTTACGCACCTGTTTTTCAACATTAACGGTTTGCTGTGCAACCACCTTTCTTTCTTTCCAGAGAGAAAATAGCTCATCAGCCGCGTCAGCATTGTACTGTTGGTCAGCTTCTACAAATAATTGAGTCCTAATCTTTGATGCCCCGATCCACTCTGCAAACTTCGGATCAGCAAGAATTGTTTGCATGTCTGGGTGTTTGTTACCCAAAGCCGCTAACGCCGCCTGCTTTTTGTAGTCTTCAGTGTATTTCTGGGCCTCTTTAATCTTAGGATGGTTATCAATTGCTCTGTTAACAGCTCCTTGAGGATCCGTAAAATAATCAATATCGCTTTCAGGCTCAACATTCTGTTGAGGTGCTGGCGATGGTGTTTGAGTAGTAATGTACTCATCCACTATCTTACGAAGCTCACCGACCTCGTTAGAGTGCCGACTCATCACCTTTTCAACTTCCTGGTGCATCTGAACAACTTCTTTCAGAGATTTACCTCGGTATTGCTCTGGAATATCGTTGTCAGTGTCAGTCTCTACCGAGTCTTGAGTCTGCTCAACGGCATCAACAGATTCCTCTGCATCAGCCTGCTGAGTCTCTTGGACTTCGTTTTCGATGTTTTCCGCATTCTCCTCTTCAAGGTGCGGATCAATCATCGTTGCTCTAGACATAATTAAACTCCGTTTGGAGATTTACGTTTCCTGCCAGCCTCTTCATGTTCCCGTACCCACTTCATGTGGCGACCTGGAAAGTCCCCACTAGACCCGTCGAGTACGCATTTAGGCGCTGACAGCATTTTAGTAGCAGTCAAGCCACAGTCGCACCTACTGACTGTCTCTCCACTGCGTACCATCTTTTCAAATATACGACCGCAATCACAACGAAAGTCGTATATCTTATACATCTAACTCTTCTTGCCCTTCCGCTTCAGCTTGGTCTCGCGCCGCAGTAATCGTTCCTTCTAGATTAATTACTGTAGCTAGAGCGGCAACCTGGCCTTTGCGATAGAACAACTCCTCCTGATCTTTAACTGTTTGAAGATCCGCTAACTGCCTTGCATTGTTAGCTAGTTCTTCTGTTAACTGCTTAAACCCAGCGTGATTAAACAGTTCGTTGTAATTGTTAAAGTACTCCTCAAGTTCAGGTGTCATAAATTCCCTCTTCTCTTTCGTTGATTATGTGCCTTGTAGCACGGTTTTTAAAAAATGTCAGGCATTTCTCGTAGTTTTTCTACGCTTACCTGATGCTGTTACAGCATGGGCTACACGCTTTGGCCCTGTCTTACGCCTAGCTGATGACTCTTTTTCAGCTTTAGTCATCTTAGCCGCTACTGCTTTTGGGCGACAAGAAGGATAAGGACGATTACTATTAGTAGCCGATCTGCGACCACAAGGCTTACCCGTCTTAACGTCTACCCACTCTTCTTTAAACCACTTAGTCAATCCACCCGAAGGTTTCTTTTTCTTTGGTCTACGAGCACCACCAGTAGAAACACGTCTAGGCATACGTGCCGCCTCTGCGTTGATACTCTTTAGTTAGCCAGCCAGAAGCATAAGCACTAGGCCAAACTTTGTATTTCTTTTTGGCCTCTGCCTTAACGCGAGCATACAGTGCTTTGTTTTTAGGCACTGGATCAGACTTTTTCTTAGGGCGACTTGCGCCACCCGTCGAGCGCTTACGAGGCATAACTACTTACCCTTTGGCTTTTTCTTTTTGCCTTTACTGCTTGAATGATATGGCATGATAGCCTCCTTACTTTTTGTGGATTTTCTGAACTGCAAAGTCTGCTGACTTAGATGCGCCCTTGTGTGGTTTGTAACCACCCGCAGGATCTTTCATCAACTTATACTCTTTACCGGATTTCATCCAGTGATAGCCTTTTGGTGCTGGAACTTTCATATCATCACCACTTTACTTTGTTAGCCCAATATGCGGCAGAACACTTGCCTTTTGCAATATTCTTTGCATGACGAGCTTTAAAGGATTTACGTCTAGCTTTTTCTTTGGCGGTTTTAGGGTTTTTACCTGCACCGCTTACGCCCTGCTGACCAAAACGAATTGTTTTAATCGAGCCATCTTCGCACTTTGCTACGACAACATGCGATTTAGTGGGATGGTTGGGCGTTCTCTTCGGTTTGTTGTACCCGCTTACGCCTACGCGCTCTAGTCGGGGATCCCTGTTGCTCATTGGTTAAAGCCTCCACCTTGGCCTGGAGTTCCTGCACTTGGCGCGCCAACGGCTCCATTTGGGCGTTGAGCTTGTTGTAAATCATTTGGAGTTCTCTGTCTGTTAACATTCTCTTTTCCTTGGATTTGTTTCTCTTTTAGTAGTGTGTCGGCAATCTTCATACGACGCTCAAACTCTTTGTCTTCTTGATCGCCTTCGCGCAAGTTTCTAGTAACTGCATTGATTTTGTCAATCTCAAGCTCTTGCGGAACAACAGCCGCCTCAGCCGCAAGCTTCTGCGCTCTAGCCGCAGACTCTTGTGCCTGTGCAGATAGGGCCGCAGTTTGTGACTGCTGGAATTGCAACTGTGCTTGTTGCGCTTGCATCTGCATTTGCTGTGCTTGAGGATTAGGTTGCATTGCCTGAGACATTGCCGCCAACAGTTCCTCACGGTTAGAGAGGTTCATGTTGTCTACAACAGACTGAATCAGGGTTGTATAGAGCGGCGACTCTTTACCCATGGTCTGCAACAACTGTACCAACTGAGTCACTTCGTACTCACGAGCAATGATGCCCAGCGTACTACTAGCATTAAACTTGTAGTCAGCAACAGGGTAGTTTTCAGGATCAAACTGCATGTACCGATGTGCGGCCTTCTTAACAAACGGGATCAAGAAAGACTGCTGGAAGTTAATTAGTGTGCGTTTATGTCGTTTAATCAAAGCACCGAGCGACATGCTAATTCCTGCCGCCGTCGATTCACCGTTTACCTGACCTGCAATACCCGCAGAATCTACTGCACCTGTTGCCTGTTGAACCATTTGTTGTAATGCGCCGGCCTGTGCAAATGTAATCTGACCTACCTGACCAAAGTTAAATGGCTGGAGTACTTCTCTAGGATCTCCGTTGGTTAATACCATTTTGCCTGGTCTAATTTCTGGCTTGGCACCTCTTGGCAGGCGAGTCGCATCAATCGCCATCATTGGATGGATTGTTAGACTTAGCGCATCAATACGCGCTCTGAGTTCTGTATCCAGTGCCTTTTGGCTGTTGTAGCCCTTTTCGCAAACGCCTCTTCCCCAAAAACGTCCAGGCACCACATCCCATGGGAATGCAACAACAGGGCGATCACCCATCATGTAAGGATTAGCCTCTGCTTTAAGTAACGTGCCACCGTTAGCGATAACGATTACAGCTTCTACATACTGGCTATCGCCTTCAGACTCTTCATCCATGGCTTCGTTAAGAAGCTCTCTAGGAACAAGGCCGTAGTATTTAGTAAGTCGAACCTTGTCATCGTTGTAGATTGTAATGTCTTGATCGGGTTCGAGGTCAGTATCAGGAGCCGCAGATCCTATGTAGGTATCACGGTATACACCTTGCTCTTGTAGTAGCTCGACTTGGTGACGACTGACAAACTCATCAATGCACACACCCAATGCTTCATCAACACTGGTGGCTACAGGATCAATCAAGAAGTTCTGAGGTAGAACGGGACGTAGCTTTACTTTGACCCGATCATTAATCGTGACACCAACCGCCTGAAGATCCCCATCCATAATCGGCTGAGTAGCAGGTGCCATCTCTTTCATTTCTTCAATAACGATTTCACCAACACCTGTACCGAATACGGCGGCATTGATAAGGCATTCCGCAACAGACTTACGGATCATGCAGTCTTCAAAGTCTTCGGTAAGTTTGTTTCTTAGGAAAAGAACGTCTTCCCTAGAGGTATCGCCAAAGTTATCGGAGACATCGAACCACTTGCCTCTACCAAAAGTAGCCTCTTCTAGTTCGGCAACATTGGATTCGACAGCCTGCTGTAAAGCAGGAGAGATAATACGGCTACGCTCACTCCGACGCTCGCTATCAGAAGGATCCCAAATCCCACGCCAAAGCCGATAGTATTCTTCAAAACGCGCTTCATAGTTTGATTCATAGTAATCACGCCAGTTCTCACACTTTGTCATTACCCAGCCTTCAACAGACTGTTCAATCATTAACGCATCTGGTTCGTATATTTCGTCCATGTCAGTATCCCGCCACTATGTCTAAGATGTCGTGGTCATCTATTTCGTATTCGTAGTCATAGACTACTTTCGCTAACTGGTCGATGTAAGCCAGAGCGTCTATCAAGTCATCATGGGTCAAAGGATCAGGGAATTGGAAGAGTTGGTCAAGGAATCTTGCATTCCATTCACCCTTGTTAAGTGTGATATAGCCATTTTCAAAACGACCTTGCAATGCCCACATTACACGATCAGTTTTCTTTTTGTTGCCGTGGGTTAGTTCTTCTACCCGAAAAAATGTACCGTACTTCTTTTGTAGGTCAACTAAAGGTGACATAACCGCTTGCTTGGCTATGCCCCTTTCGATACCTACCGATACCGGCTTGTAATCTCTTACGGCTTGGAAGATTTTGATAGCCGTTTCGTCGAGCGTCCACCTGCCGTAGATGATGTTTTCGACGTACCAGCCTTCTTCCGAGACGTTGACGACGGCGATCGCGGTTTCGTCGAGCTTTTGGTTTTTGGTGCGCTTTTTGTTGACTTCTTCGAAGCCGGCGAGGTCGATGGCGATGTAGTAGTCTCCGGCGGGATCTTTATCAGCTTCGACCCGAACCCAATCTTCCTTAAACATTTCTGACCCACGAGCTTCAAAGCTTGCCATAAATTCTTGACGGAACGCATAACTAGACATACTCCTCTTAGCGATATCAATTTCATTCTTGTCCAATAGTGGATTGTCATAAGAAGTAAAGTGCCAGGCACAGTACGTCGGATCATCTCCTAACTCCGCATATTTGTACAGTTCGTAGAAATGGTTCCTTCCCATGGGCGTCCCAATAAACATCGCACAGCCCTTTTGGTCGGCCAATGCAGGTCTTAGGATTTGCTCGAATACTTCGGGCTTCATATCCGCGTATTCGTCTAGCACTAGGAACTTGAGCGAAACACCTCGCATCGTCTCTGGTCTATCGGCCCCCTTGAGGCTAATGGTTGCTCCATTGACCAGTTTGATTTGGAGATTGTTGATGTGACTGCCAGCGATAACAGGATGACCCAACTCCAAAAGAGTTTGCCACATGATGTCCCGCGCCTGTCCTTGCGTTGGTGCAACGTAGAATACATGTCCCCTATCGGCCTGCAGAGCATTTACTATCAACATCCAAGCGGCTAGTCGAGATTTACCGGTACGCCTTCCTGCCGCTACGATTTTAAAGCGCGTATCGTCTGCCCAGACCTGTTGTTGCCAAGGCAGTAGTTCAATATTGAGATCACTCAAAAGTTTAACCTTGGCGTTGCAGTTATCAGCTCAAACGAAATAATGCTAACAAATGTAGAGCCTGCTTCTGGTGTTAACGTAATGGTGTCGCCTTCTTTTGCTACAAGAAACTCGCCATAATTGCCGCCAAACTCTAGAAATTCGTCAGCATTTACGTTCTTTCCTGCTATAAAGTCGATATCTGTACCATTATGAACCCATTTGGCGCTAATGCTTTTATTAGCTCCGGTGTTAGAAATAAACAGATAGGTAACAATAGCATCATAGCCGGCAGGCACCGCTAAGATGTGGTTAGCAGAACCAGCGGTTAGGGCATCACCGTGCGAAAACTTCATGAGTACGTCCACATAACAGGGGTTGTGTCGCGATTATCGACGTGAACAAAGGATCGAGCCACTCCGATACCACCAAATCCTAGCTTTAGTGCGTTGTGAACGATATTCATGCGCTCAACACCATTAGTTACGCGGATATCACAGGCAATACCTTGCGAATGGGTGCCTGGCTTTTCCTTATTGACCTCGTTGGGGTGGGAAGGATCTCTGTAACCCGAGGTAATAACGAAAGGAAAGCCGCAGGCTTCACGCAATTCGTCTAATTTTTCCAGAAATGCGTCATCCATTTCGTTGTTGTTGGTATGAGTGCAGTTAAATTCTTCTCGTTTAAAGTATTTCACCGTTATCCCCATCAATAACCGTAGGTTGGATAGTAGTTGGATCGACTTCTTTAACAGAGGCAGTGCCAACCCCAGTAATGTTGATCTGAATAGCAGATTTGCCGCCATTTTGCACGACATCTTTTTCAAATGCGGCTACAGGCAGGATTCTATCCATTACTAACTTCCATGCGGCGGACTGATTCTTGTGATCATTGTCTAACGCGGCATCGAATATGGTGTCTAAGACCAGTTTGGATTTAGGAGAGGCCAGCATACGAGCTTTGTACTCGTTTATCTTGGCGGCATCACCCTTAGGACGGCCTACTTTACCTCTACCACCCTTGGAATTAGCGGCTAATGCTTGCCTGCTGGGTTTGGTGCGCTTTTTTTCTTCTTTTATTTGCGCTTTACGACGTTGCTTGTAAGTCAAACCGTCGTCTTCAGGTACTTCTACTCTCTTGTCTGTCATAAAAAAACACAGGTTAAGCTAAAGCTTCGATGTTTTTTTGAACATCTACTTAACCAACCCGCCCTCCCTATCCTACTTATATATTACGGACTCTACAAGCCCCACCTTACCTGATAAGAATGCTAATGCAAAACAGTTATAAAAACATGAGGTGGATCAAGGAGTTGGAATAAGGCGGAAATGACTCTTTTTTGTGTCTGGGTGGGTACAATATACACCTAACAACTACAACTACCCCTCCCCCTGTCTATTTTTCTGTCTGTTTTTGCTTATTCTTGTCTGTATTTGCCTAGTCGCTAACCCGCCAGCATTTGCCGCAATACGTGGCGCATGGTGGTGAGTGTGTGGATGGATGAAGTACCCCCATATGACAAACTCAATCCCAAAATGTCACATTCACAAAAAAACTAAAAAAGTTTTGTCACATTGTGAAAACCTGGCGGTGTCTCATAGTAGCTTGTACCTGTCATCAACAAACAAGGGTAAACACTATGACAATTCAATATGCACGCTGGACTACTGAAAAACTCAAAAAGCGTTATCTACGCTTGAACAACTTGAACCAGCACCACCAAAACAAGTTTCTGGTTAACGCCATGGATCCATTCAATGCGAACGCTCATACGGGCGAATTCTACGCGGAGATGGCCAGAAGTAATGCCGTAGCCGTCGAGAAGATAGGGCGCGAGTTAGATCGTAGAGAGCGACAAAGAGGATAGCAACATGCAACAAGTAAAATTCGGTATCACGTTTCGATTCACTGACTACTGTTACAGTGAGATTGACAATTTCAAAGAATGCGCCGAAGGCATTCAACCGGTCAGCCTATACGATCGATACCTTCAGTTTTTGGATACCTTCACCGGTAGCAAAAACACGATGGTAGATCCCGACGTGCTGGCTGAGTTTGTCTCAGACCTAGAGAACCGCGCACAAATCGACTACCTCGAGGGCCATTGGGACGATGATCCCGACATCATGGCCGGTGGTAAGCGATTCTATCAGCGGGCAAAGAAACTCCGCGCCATTCATCCAAACCTGTAAAGCATAGCCGACTGGCCATCATCTGGTGGCTTTTCGGGTGCGCTTTGCACCATCAACCCAACAAACAGAGAGAGACAGATATGTATTTCATTAATGACAGCGGTACGCGTTACCAGGTAACCCAAATACTTCAAGGCGATGAAGCAAGGCGCGCACAGTTACCGCCTGGAACGCTTTGCGTTTACATAAGTAACAGCGAAGGCCTGGCAAATTGCGGCGCTCTATCAATGACAGAAAGCCGATGGGAAGAGACAAAAAACGGGACTCGTTACAAGATCCATGGCGAATGGTGCAAGCTAATTACTAGCGAGGTGTCATCATGCTAGGTAAAAAGACATCACCTAAAGCATTACCCAAACGACGCGGCTTCATTCTATACCAGGGCCCATCGGTACTAGACGGCGCGCCCATTGTGGTAATCGCTACCCTTTCAACGTCTAACGTAAAAACCGGCGACGCAATACAGACCTGGATACTCCGAGACGATATCAACCCCGTCGAAGCTACAAAGACCGGCGACGATTCATCGATATGTGGTAGCTGTCCACACCGGCACTTCAATAACGGCGCGTGTTATGTGAACGTCGGACAGGCACCTAATCAGATCTGGAAAAGCTACAAGCGCGGATTGTATGAACAATATGATCACAAGCTACACGCTGATTACTTCCGGTCGCGTGTTGTGAGATTGGGCGCGTATGGTGATCCCGCCGCTGTACCCTTTGAGGTATTCCACATTATCGCCAGACTAGCCCGCGCTCATACTGGCTACACACACCAGGCTAATCACAAAAATTTTGATCAGCGGTATTTTACGCTGTGCCAGGTATCGGCTGACTCCCCCAAACAAGCGACCAAATACCAGAAGAAAGGCGCGAAAACATTCCGCGTGGCAATGGAAGGCGACGGGTTATTGCCTGGCGAGATCGAATGCCTGGCAGATTCCGATGGCATACAGTGCGTAGACTGCAAGTTATGCGACGGGGTATCTCAGAATATTGCGATCGCTGTTCACGGTTCGCGTTCCAACAAATTCAACACAGCAATCATTGCGAGGGGTTAATCATGATCTGTTATCGAGTGCGACTGGCTAAAGGCCTATCGGATAAGGCGGTTTTAAATAGCCTGGATGAGTTGCAAGAGTGGCTAGACATGGCGCAATCAAAGGGCTGGTACTGCGTCCAGGTTAGATCGGAAAAGACGGGCGAATGCCATGTCCTATTTAACGACGGCGACGGGTACAAGTTATTTAGCGAGGTCACACAATGAGTGAACCGATAAGACTTTATCTGTTTAAAGGCGATTCGCCGGATGAATTAACGGCTGAAATTTGGTGGAAAGAGGGAGGGCGATTCCCTTACAGCGTTATCTATAAAGACACTGAGACGGGCGCAATAATCTACGTTGTTAGCTTCACAATGGAAAGCGAAGCCACGTCTCATTACGCAAAAACGAGATATCAAGAAAAGGAATCTATGCAATGAACGATGAATTGTTTGGCTTTACCGTCATCGATCGGGATGGCGGCGAGATGTTCACCTCGGAACCTGAATTCGAGACATACCAGGAAGCATTCCGTGCCGGTGATCACTCACTGTGCGATATGAATGGCGGCAGTCTCGAGGTCTGGCTATGGGATGACAGCTTAGAAGATGTAAAACAAACCTGGGAGACATAAAGATGCAAATTCAAAACCATTATGAAGCGTTTCGCATGGGCCTGTGGCTTGCTGTCACAGCTCCGACAGAAGAACAATCGGACGACGTGCTACGCATGGCGGAGTCAATCGCCGGTCATCTGTCAGACGATGAGATCGAACGCGCAAAAGCTGAAGTAGAAGCGCGTATTGACCTAGTAAACTCCGGCAAACTTGTATAAAGTTATGCTAAACATCAACAAAGAGGGTAACAATATGGCTACACCATGGTATGCATTTGGAGAGGCTGGCGAGCATACGCGAGACGCTGTGGATAGGTTTGTCCATTCCGAAACTCAAAACATCCTCGCGCTGATCTACTGGTGCGAACGTGTCGGCATGACCGATGCTGAAATTGTTCAACTACTAAAAGAGGAACTCTAGCCATGAATTTTGGTGATAAGTACATCAGTAGTATTTGCCCTGAGCTGGGCAAGTGGGAAGTCCAGATCCTGAAGAACCATCTACTGGACATGCACCACCCAAACGACATCTACGAACAGCTTGTGCGCACAACGTCGCGAGGTTTGTTCCCCGAGTTGTACCGGTGGCGGGCATCGAAGGCGCACTACGCCATCCAGGAGGCCGTAGAATTGCTTCAGAGAGTCGATCAGATCTTGGCCGACGTACCGGACGCCTCAGATGAAGTGGCCCGTACACAGCTAGAGATTCGCAATAACGTCGTGTACCTTCAAAGAGAAAGCGGGGGGAAATGATGGAACGGCTATACCCTGAGACACTGCTACAGCTTTACTTCAATACTTGTAGTAGTTATGACGAGAGGCCGACATGGGAAGGGTTGAATCAGTTTGCACAGGATATCTCTACAAACTACAAGACCGGCCCGCACCATGAGATCGTTACGGACTACATAAAACGGAGGCAGGGCGATGAACCTACCTAGAGATAAGACACTGATCAACATCGTGGCGCTTGTACATGACGACGCTGACGACTTCATGGGCGCACAGATCGATGACTTCGACCGCAATACCGGTGTCGCGTCACTGATCGTCAATCTCGATGAGATCGAGGCAGAGATGAACACGCGCCAAGAAGTCTACACCGACGAGGCATGGGGCCAGGTTTCAGTATTCCGCGAGGAATGGATCGACGTGATTAGCTGTACATGGAACGGTTACAGCATCATTAACTTTGAAGATGTATGCGAGAGGTTAAACAATGAAGTTTAAAGCGCCAAAAGAACTACCGATGGACTCGCTTGAACAGTCCCTAGAAATGCTACGAGGGATTCAAGTAGTCAATGAAGTAGATACGAAGCCAGATCTAGGATCGTGCGAGTTCTACATGAACGACTATCTCGACATGATCGAGCGTGATTACAAGCATGGTTGGTCTGATTGCATGAGGAATCACTCGAACTTATGTGCGTCTGATGCGTACATGCAGGGGTATCAGGACTGCCGGTACGAAAAACAGTACATAAGAGAGCATGGTGACTGCTAAGATGATGTGGTCTGAGGCATTCTCTTGCCTGTTGGCCGGTTGGCCGCGTTCCGGTAGACGAAATCGCGGCACCCTATCTAACCAGAAGACTTTTCTAGCGCACCATCGATAGCGGCCCTTGTCGTGAAGGGTTTCTCGCTTGCATCCTTGAAGTAATTAATGCCTTGATCATCTAGGATACGGATCAGCTTTGGCACCTGGTACACCTTGAAGATGTCAAACAGGTCACGGTAGTACAGGTATTCGGTTTGCTCTGTCATTTAAATCTCCTAAAAAAGCCCCGCACTAGACGGGGCAAGGGACGTTGGTACGGAACCAGACCAACGGACTTAACCTTTCATCCAGCTTGGCAGTGATTCTTCTTTTGGCTTGTCTTCCTTTTTAGGCTCCCAAGTGTCTACCTCTGCGTAAATGTTGCCCGACTTGGATTCCTTAATATCAAAGTTAACCCACTCCTTCGATGGGTTGTTCTTAACGAAGTCGGCAAGCCAGCCCTCAAAATCATCGAGCTTCAAAGACATCTTTGCCTGAAAGTAAGGCTCTTGGATCATGAGGTTGACCCACTCGTTATCAGTCTTTTGCTTTTTGTATTCGATCAGCCACTTACCAAACGACTCAAGATTAATAGACCCCTTTGCCTTAACGAAGTCCGGCGCTTTGTCGTTTGGCTTTTTGATCATAAGGCCGTCAACAAGGCGATCAGCTTTTGGTTCTGCTGTTAGCCTCATACCATCAATAAACTTAGGTTCATCACTCATTACTTTTCTCCCATTACTTTCATTGCGGCAGTGAACTCATCGGAATGAAGCGCGGCACGTTCAGCCGTAGTAAATACCCCGCCCTTTGAAGGAGCCAGCCACAAGGCTTGCTTGTCTTCGTTTGGAATCTCAGCCCATGCTTCAGCTACGTTCTCCCACTTCGGAGAGTCCATATTGATGTACTCCTTGATGAAGTAGATAGAGCCTGAGTTGTTACGCCATGCTTCGTTATGAGCCACCAGCCTTTCCATTTCCTCATTGGAACCCTGGCTATTCTGCTGACTAATAGCATTGGCTACCTCATCCGCTGAAGCTATCTCAGAACCACCCAGCCCGAAGAACGCTAAGGCCCTTCCTACTGCGCTGGTCTCTGCATTCTCTAACGCTGAAGTACGGTTGATCTTGCTGGCTGTTCTAACCTCTTCAGCATAGCCTGTGGCAATGACCTGAGGCCCCATAGATATCGTTGCCTTCATGACAACTAGCATGTCATTGGCTTCGACCAGCTCTGTTTGGATGGTGAAGTCAGGATGCTTCTCCCTGAACTCCTGAATACGCAAGGCTACAGTCTTGTATTCCTTGCCGTGAATCTTAACGGTTCCTGTCATCTCTCTCTCCTTTGTTGTGTTGAGATGTAATGGAGTGTACTAAAGTTGTATAAAGATGTAAACATCTGTAAACATTTGCAACAGCAGTCACATCATGTTTGACAGTTGGGTAAAACTAAGCCAAAGTTAAAGACTTTTCTGGGCCAAAAAAGGAGATAAGAATGATCGACGATTGGGACTGGTACTGCCAAGAGCAAAATAAAATCGAAGTACCGTTAAGCAACATTAAACAACCCGCATCATGGGTTGAGAAAGAAAGAGCAATCAATGAAGCATTCCCAGGCAATCCATATTTCAGCAAGCAAAACGGAACCTCATCAGCACTATCAAAACTCATGTACGCGGCAGTCAATGACCGCATTGAAGAGATGGAAGAGCGCCTTGCCAAAGAGCGAGACGTGATACCAGGCATGATTACTACCGGCACAGTCACCCTTGTCTACGCACCTAGCGGAGCAGGCAAGACGGTATGGATACTGGGAAACCTTTTCCAAAGTATTCGGAATAACCTGATAAAAGGCTCCGACGTGATCTATTTCAACGAAGACGACGGTGCTAAGGGTGTACTCCAGAAGGCAAAGATGGGCAGAAAGCACGGGATGACCATGATCACCCTGGCTAACTCGCCAGATCCTATGCTGAGAAACACCGATGATGCGCTACGCCTGCTTAGTGCGATACGCGAAGAGGGCCAGGCCGATGGCAAGATCGTTATCTGTGACACGCTCAAGAAGTTTGCGCCAGTGTTAAACAAGGGCGACATGCGGGACGTGCTACACGTCTTCCGTGAGTTTGCGGCGGCAGGCGGTACGGTCATTCTGCTAGGCCACTGTAACAAGCACAGAAGCATGGACGGTCGGTTGATTTATGAAGGTGTAGGGGATCTGAAGTCAGACGTAGACAATATGTTTGGCCTTGACCCAGTGAATGATAAGTTCGCCGCCTATCAAGAGCTTCTAGTAATCAATGAAAAGGATCGGAGCCAGATCAGTTTCGAGGGTGGGTTTAAGTACAAGCAAACTAGCGCAGTTGTTCACTACGAAGAGTCCGTGGATTCTGTGCAGTTCATGAGTACCGATGACATCAGCGAGCTAAAGGAAAAGCAGAGAGCGCAGATCAATATCGGAAAGGCAATAAGCAAGTACGAAGATGAGTATGTTCTACTCAGTAGTGTCATGAAAGGTAACAAAATGTGGAGCCAGTCAGAGTTAGTTGACCTTCTGCGGGATGAAGAGATTAACCCCAATGGCTGTACTAGGAAAAAGCTACTTAACTGCATCGACTTGCTGAAGGGTAACAACCTACAGCTAGAAAGACGCGGAGAGCATGGCAAAAAGTTCTATCGCTGGGTGCCAATGTAATCCCCAGAATCCCCAGAATCCCCAGAATCCCTCTAATCCCCTTCTGTAGGGGGCGGGTTGTCCGATAAGTGGGGGGTTTAAACTGGGGGATTACGGGTAAACTGGGGAAACTGGGTAAACTGGGTAAACTGAATGGAGATAATATGACAGACCCTGCACATCGCTGGATAGTCGATAACAAAAACAAACTGAAGTTCTTTATTAGCTTCGTGCAAAAGCAGTACGAGGATGGCAAGCACATCATGTACTCGATCAAGGACACCACGCGCAGTGACCGGCAGAACAACGCCATGCACTTGTGGTTCAGGCAGATAGCTATCGAGCTAAATGATGCTGGCTACTGGGTACGACATCCATTCAGTGATAACTTTGAGATACCGTTTACTGAGGTGCTGGTAAAAGAGATGCTCTACAAGCCCACTGCAAAGGCCATGTTCAACAAAGAGACCACCACCAAGCTTACCCCTGCTGAACTATCAGAGGCCGCTGAGGTGCTAATTAGGTGGCTCTCAGAGAACAAACAGGTCTATGTACCATTCCCTCAACAACTAAAGGATGAATTGAAGTGAAGTTAAAAAGAACAGCGGCAGATCATTGGTTCAGTAGGTGCGTCAGGCTACGCAATGAATTCAAGTGCCAGGGGTGTGGCGCACAGTACGAGTCAAACAGTACGGGATTGCACTGCTCCCACTACTTCAGCCGGTCAAAGAAGGGCATACGGTACGATGCAATGAATGCCTTCGCTCACTGCTACGGCTGTCACCAGAAGTACGGTAGCAACCCTGATTACTTTGTCCGTCACTACATCGATACCTACGGCGAAGGTGCCCTGGGGTTGATTAGGGAAAAGGCAGAGGACATCAACCTCGGTAAGAGGATGAACAAAGAACAGAAGCTAATCGCTAAACACTATAAAACTGAGGCCGCACGTATGGAGAACGAACGAGCCTCAGGGGTAGCAGGGTGGTTAGAGTTTGTTAGTTGGGATTAACGAGGCTCTTGCTCTGGAGTTGGCTGTATATCTTGCGCCGCATAAACAGCTCGCGCTGTTGACATGGTAAGGCTACCTCTCAAAGCGTTTGTGTAGAACGCGCCGATGTCTCTAATATAATCAACGGAGCCTGCGCCTTTCTGTTTAACAAACTTCAGCATATCGTCTTTAGGCGGGTTGGCAAGCCTAGCAACCACATCTGGATCTTTAAGTATCTCAGCAGACTTTGTGTAGAACTTTTCTCGCCCTTTCACAATGACCGACTTCGAGACTAGGTTAATTACCTTTCGCTCTGGAGAAAGAATTTGGTTTCTAAAAGTTCCTATGTACTCAGAGGTGCTAACACCAGTTAGATCCTGAACGCTATCTATAACGGGAACTGACCCCATTGAGTCTTTCATTGTCTTGCTAACGCTTTCCATTAGGTCTCTTAAAGATGCCAACTTGTTTATATTCTTGACGTATTCAGAGCCAAAGATATCTTTTACGGCTTCAGCGTTTGCATTTATGTACTGTTGCATAGAGCCTTTGACTGTAATGCCCTGAGACAAGAACTCCTGCCTTAATCCGGAGAGAACGATGTCTCGCTCTTTTGCACCAAGCTTGGATATCTCCGCCATGTACCGCTTTCTTTCGCCAGGGCTTGTTTTCATTTTCTTAACAACAGTATCAAGGTTGTTGTTTTCTATACTCTTAAAGAAACTATTAGACAGTTCTTTGGAGCGCTCGTTATACGCTTCTTGATGTCTTGCTTGAGTGTTTCTGATTGTTCTTAGTTTGCTCGATACGTCGGTGAACTCCTTCTCCATATCAAAGTCGCGTATAAGCCTTTTGTTTTGTCTGATAAACCGATCTAGCTGTGCTTGCTGGATGTTTCCATCATCCCCGATAACCCGAGCCTTTTCAGCCTTTAGTCGTATAGCATGCCTAACAACAGCCACCCCTTCAGCACCAACAAAACTTACATAGTCTTTGGCTTTCTCATAATCCATTAAGGTTGTGGCCGCTTCGGCATCAAATCGTTTTGAGGTGAAGTTTTTCATGCCTTCAGCTCTCATTGGCAGGCCAAGCTGTTCATAATAAAATTTGTCAGCCTTTGATAAGGTCGATACGAACTCAGGTTCTGTTTCTTTCATCTTCTTTAGCATGGAATTAACGATGCCTTTGGTTTTATAGAGTCGCTCTATTCTTTGATCAACCTCTGGAGTTCTAGCCCTCCTGCTTAAAGATCCTATCTCTGTGTTGACTGCTTTCTTTAAAGAAATAACATCTGCGCCTGTTGCTTTTGGGATTACAACTTTTCCATCAGCTTCTTTAGGCATCCATCTTGCTTCTAGTTGAGCGGCAACTCTGCTGTTTGGGCCAAAAACATCATCTAATCTGACGTTTCTAAACTGACTGTAAACGTCTTGAACCAACTCGGGTTTCAAGGTAACTCTGCTGGCAACAACTTTTGCAGAGTCATAAAGCTTGTCGGCCTCACCTCTTATTATCGCCTCTCGCTTTTCTGATAGCTTGTTTGCCGCTCGACCTATGGCAACGCTATCAAGGTCTGAATCTAAAGAAATCCTTGTAGAAAGATCTACCATTGCATCTTCTATTTCTTTTGTTTGTTTTTCTAATAGATTTATGGACGCGGATTCACGATCTTTATAAGACTTCCGTAGCACCGTTTCCATTTGCGCCCTAACAACACTGTAATCCTCTGGGTCGGCTGAGGTTCTTCCCGTTAGTTTTCCTGATAACTTGTCTGCTTCATCCGCCAGCTTTTGAGAATCAGAAATAAGTATTTCTTCCATTTCTTTTTGGAAGCCTTTATTCCCTTGAACTGTTTTTCGAACCCAATCTCTAGCTACTGGGTTGTCAGCCATGGTGGCTATGATTCCATCGACCTGAAGTCCAGGTATTTCCTGCTTAAGTTCAGCAAGATTTTCAACCGCTCTCGCCACTTCTTCAGGTCTTGTTGTTTCTGCGATCCTATTTATTTCAGCTCTGACTTGGCTATTTGCCATAGCCTCAGACCCAGAGCCAAGGATGCTTGACTCACCAAGAAAAAGTTTTTTAGTGTCACTACCAATTTTAAATCCAGTTTCAACCAATGGAGTTGTAACGGCTCCAGCGCTAACGCCACCAGCAAGGGCAAGGCTTGTGCTAAGTAGCGCAGTTCCTGTTTGACCAAGATCATATTGCTCTCCTAGCTCTTGTCCCACCATTGCGCCGCCAACACCCGCACCACCAGAAGCAAGCGAAGGAGTTAAGGTTTTAAAGAAATCAAAAAGATTTGTCTTTGGAATTTTTCCGGCAAGTTTAACTGGGGCGGAAACGCCAACATAACTTAAGGGGTCTCCTGGCAGGGTTGCAAGTTCTTGCAAAAATGTAAGCTCTTCATCAACAGGAACTCCGGCTTTCTTCCTGGCTTCTGCCTCTGTTATGGCCTCAATCTGTTGAAAGCCATCCTCTTGAGTCATGGTCTCTCGCCACTTTTCTGGCCCCAACAAAAACACATCAGGAACAAACTGATAGCCAACCCTCATAAAGCCAAGTTTAACTAGGTCTCCAACTGTTACATCATCGTCTTTATTGGCCGGCCCAATCTCTGTTTGCTGAGAAGTTCTTTTGCTTTGATCTTGGTTATTAACAGCCCAAGCAAGCACAACCTCTTCAGGCCACTCAACTGGATGCTCAACAGAAATAACCTCACCATTTGCCAGTTCTACCCTGCTTACTTTGGTACTCATAATCTTTTACCTTACTAAGGGACGATTCTTGCTGGAACCTTTCCGCCATACATTTTTATAACGTTCAGAGCCGCATTTTTTTCTCGGTCGCTATCTGAAATCGAGTAAGTGTTTATTGCCTCATTAACAATTTGTTTACTTGCAAGCTCTTGAACGCCAGCCATAATTTGGCGATACTCACGGAAGGTGTCATCTGTCAGAGTGCCACTTACGGCCATTGTTACCGCATCAGAAATTCTTCTAATAATGTCCTTGCTACCCCTAAATCTATTAAGCTCTTGCTGTGCCTTAATATCATTTGGGTAAGCAGAAGTAACAACCCTTTCAATAAGAGGAACCAGTCCAGCAACATTATCTGCCGTCAATCTATCTAATGACAAAAACTTTCTAGCTGTATCAAGGTCTGCCTCAGCCGAAGCCATGTTTGGATTAATGCTTCTCATGACAGTAAGAGATTCTGTTAATCCAGGAGTCTTAGCCCTTACTCTGTCAATTAAAGAGTTAAAGCTATTTGCTAATGAGGCATCATCTAACACAGATCCCGCCAATCTTTGCAATGCTTCAAGACTTTCAACGCTATCATAGTCTACGGGTATTTTTCTTTGCCTGGCTAACGCCTCAAGATTCAATAACCTTTCTTTTGATCCTGGGCCACCAGCGCCACCAATTCCGCCAGAGCCATCTCTAGAGGGAACAATCCCTAAAACTTCTTTACTTACTTGTTTCCCGTCTTGAAATCCAAAACGAATGCTCTCTATGTTGCCCGTTTTAGTATTCAAAATATCGTCTGTTACATACTCAATTTTAGGGCCAAGACTGGCTATCTGTTCACTACCACGCATCCTAGCCTGGCCAGGACTAAGCGTGTATTCAGCAGGCGTAGTTGGCTTTAAGTAATCCTGAAGCTGAGAGATGCCCATGCTATTTATTAATGGCAGTAATTGTTCTGATTTAGGGCTTTTAGATGCTTTTACTCTAGCCGCCGCTCTCAAGTTTGTGAGTGTTCTTTCTCCGCTAATTTGACTCGCTTGAGCTTCAGCTTGTTGTCTAGCAAGCGCACCCAGTGTGTTTGCCTTTTCTGGATCTTTCTCTACTTCTGAATAATAATCAGCAAGTATTGAAGTATATTCGGCAGTTCCTGGCGTTGCGCCTTTTAGCATTCCAGCAAGACTCTGCTTTTTTCTTTCAATATCTGCTTGCTGTCTCATTCGCCCTGGCATTTCGCCTAGCTCACGGGCGGCAGTAAACAAGCCTTCTTGGTATGCAGGCTGTGTCATTGCTCGTAAAAACTGTTGTGAAAACTTAGCCATGGTTAAGCCCCTTAGAAATTAAAAAGTCTTTTGATGCCCGAGCCTACAGTACCAAGGTCATCAACGATATCACCAAACAAGCCACCTAATCCTGAGCTACCACCACCCGAAGGTTGTGCGGCGGCGGCACGTTGTTGGTTCATAAGACCAGTAATTAGGTTACTACCGATCCCGCCCAGTAGGTTAGCTCGTGCCTGTTCTTGCAGTAGCTGTGCTTCGATACCAGACAGTGCAGTCTCACCAAAGAGTCCTGTACCAAACTGCTGTGCCTGCTGTGCAAGCTCTTGCTGAATCAAGCCTGGTCGAGTAGCTTCAATTAGTTGTTGCTGTGGCAAGTAACCAGCACCCAAGAACTGACCACCCAAGGCCGCTTGTTGTGCCTGTTCTGCTTGCGCCTGTTGCATTGCAGTCAGCATAGACCGATCACGAGCTTCGCGCTCTGCCGCACTCAACGCTAGTAACTCTGGTGTAGCACCACCGTATGCCGCTGAGGACGCACCTAATCGCCCCTGAGCCGCTAAACGCTGTTCCAGTGCAAGGCGTTGCCGTTCTTCTTCAGGACGCTGTGCGGCCCGCATACGCTCAAATATGGCCTGCTCACGATCTACGGTAGGCTGTGCGGCTTGGCCAAAGAATGTGCCAGCACCGCCAATTAACTGTTGCTGTAATGCTCGCTCTTCAGGAGATAGCTCCATGCCAATCTGAAGGCCATCAGCAGTAGGTCGAACTGGTTGCTGTAAAGGAGAAAGACCTCCTAATTCTTCAAATTGCTGACGTTGTTGTGGAGACATTGCTAAAAATCTTTGGCGATCTGCTTGCATCTCTTGCTCTGTTGGGCCTGGATCAACAGGCATAGTGTCAATAAACGGCAAAGGCATATAACTAGTTGCTCTGCCTGGCGTGGGAACTTCCCCTGGAGCAATCCCAAGCCGCTCTTGATCCATTATCAAGCGTTTTAATTTTTGCATTGCGTCATTACTTGCGGAATATCTTGCGCCACCTTCAGGTGTTATTGGGCTTGCTTGGTAAGACTTTAAAGAGTCTTGAAAAAAATTGTCGTATTGCGCTTTTAAGGCAGGATCTGTTTGCATCATTTGCGGCAAATCCTCAAGTAGCTGATCGCCTCTTGATTTAAGTTGTCGCAAGCCTGAGCTAATCAAAGGAGAAGTTCCTCCTTCGATTGGAGGCAACATCATTGAAGGCTGACCTAATGGCTGTAAGTCAGGGCCAAACCCTCCAAACGTTTCTCTAGGCATTAGCTGGCCAAAACCAGAAGGCATTCTAGGCTGACCGCCCATACGCGCAGTAAACATAGCGCCGGTAGGCGTAGTCACCGTAAACGGTTTGAACTGTGACTCCATCTGTCCGCGCTCTGCAAGGCCCATAGCCTCACGTTTAGCCTGCTCGCCAATATTACTTAGGCGGTCATAAGCTTCTTTGGTTAGCAAGCCGCCACCTAAGCCCATAAGCGCATCAGGAGAAGACAAGATAGATTGTCCGGCTCCCATCAAGCCGCCAAATATTTGACCAAGAGCGCTAGGATCTGCTTGTGTTGTTGCAGGCGCTTGTACTGTTGGAAAAATCATTGTTATCTCCCGATTAAAGTAGCTTACCTATCAAAGCCATTACGTTAATTTCCTGTAGTGATAAGGGCGATCCATCAATTTCTGATTCCAGACCTACCTGAACACTTGTTCCATACCCTGTGGTGTTCAAACTACGTTGATTGGTTAGCTGACCACCTGTGAATTCTACTGTTGTGTATTCGCTTTCACCGTAGAACCCAGTAATCTGCGTACCTACCGTAAACTCTGCCGTAGCGTATGTAGTGTCAAAGTCATACGCCCACTTCATAAAGACCACAGAGTTGTTAGCACCAACTAATGTAGGCTTTAGTTTTTTAAGGATCTTAATTCGTGAACTATCGCCAAACGTCAAGCTTGGGCTGTAATACTTAAATCGATAACCAAATCCGTTATCGCTATACCCTGTGTATGTGCTAATTCCTGCCGTTGTACCTACATGCAATGTGCCATTTTCCAGTCGGGTATATGCCGTAAAGCCTGTAGAAGGCCAGCGCGTTACACGATATGAGCCATTTTCTATCGTGCCTCGCACATCAAAACAATAGGTTACGTCTTGCCCTGTAAAGGTCAGCAAATAGAAACCTTCTTCTGGGCTGTATACCGACCTAAAGAACTCTGTTTCGTTCTGTAGTGCGGCGATAATATCCTTCGTAATGTTGTTAGACAGACTGCTAATCGGCATGGACTTTTCTTGGATTGTTCTGCCAAAGCTCTTTAGTCCAGTGTGCGACAAGAACAACACGTCTGTGCCGGTGTACTGCACGGTATCTCTGTCAACACAGCCAACACCTGCTACGGTATCTGCGATTGACATGGTGGCAGGAGCCTCTGCTCCCTGGTACGCAATGATGCTGTGCTTACCAAAGATAATCAGCAATCCATTGTGTGCCGCCAGCGCAACAATCTCGTCATAGCCGTCAGGCCATACCTTTGAGATATCAATATTGCCGCTAGTACCACCAGACCAGTCATGCCCAATAAGTAAATCAGACCAGTAGATAGTAGATTTGTTAGAGCTAAAGTCAGCCGTCCAGAGCCGACCATAGGCCGCTAGAACTTCGTTGCCGTACATGGCACTGGCTACTCCGGCGGCACCGGACACGGTACTTAACTTAATTACTGAACCACCGGCATTGTCGTAAACAAGAGGTTCATAGCCACGCTGGAAAAAATAGATTTTGTCGTTAAACGTCACCATCTTCCAGTTGTCAGCAGTAATTGTGTAACTACCAGGCGTTTCATCAACTAACGTAGTTGTACCGCTAATGATCTTATTGTTACCCACAGAGAATATCTTGGTGTTGCCACCGTCATCCCTAAACTCTTTGATAGATCGAATAGAAGCACTGCCAAGCACAGTCTTGTTAGTCGTAATAACACTATGACCCTTGCGTGCGGCAATACGTCCTCGCTTGTCGATTACAGCGTTATCTGCAATCTCAGCAAAAGACGGATCTTGAGCTAACGGCGAGTCTTCGGTGTTAACACCCTTAAAGGCCGGAGCTACAAGATTGATGCTTTGCAGTTGTTGAGCCATATCAAACCGTCCTAAATACCATCTCTTCTGGGTGCTTTGCCGCATCAATTGCTATGGCATCTGATAGATACTGATTAGCAATCTGGAAGTATTCCGCAGTCGATGTGCCGCCTGTCTCACCACGTTCACGCGCAAGTAACGCTACTGCTAAGTGAATGACAGGTTGAGCAGGAATAAGCAGTGAGTCAGTATTGGCCGTTAGATCTGCTTGTCGTTTAGTTAGATCAAAACGAAGGCTGTATACGCCATCGGGTGTAGGGCCAACTAAAACCTGAGTATCGCCGTTACTGTCTAGACCGTTGTAGGTAAAGTACTTAGGCGCACCTTCTACTGCGTTAGAAATGTAAAGCGCATCGTTAAACCAATCTTTAGTTTGATACTCCATAAAACAATTTTGAGTATCGTTGATAACCGACATAACTTTTACGTTGTCGCCACCACCCGTTAGTGAATAGGTGCTGTCCGAAGCGGTTGTCGAGATCGTGAGTGTTTCTCGTAG